TAATGAACTCAGGAAGTTTCTTTTGCATAGTTGCTTCACCGGAACCGTCTAAATTTATAACTCTTACTCCGTATTTCGCACAGTCGGCTACATAACTTTCAAACTCTTCAAGTTTCATCATACGACGAAACCCTTTGTCTCTGCCACCCTCACGCAAATCTTGTGGACACATACTACAAGAGTAATTGCAGCCACCCACAATCTCTATTACAGCTCTGTCTATGTGTAATGGCAATTTCATTGTCTAAGTTCTCTTATTCTCTCTCTAAAATTGTCGGCTTTTTTCTGGGAGTGTTCCAACATTATTTCGGGGTTATCTACCCAAAACCATATACTTGCATCAACTTCGGAATTGTGACTGGCTCTTACTGCATATTTAGTATGATACTTAGTAACTCCTTCCTCACTTATTACTATGAGTGGTTTACAGAAATTTTTTGCGACATAGTGCCACATACCATCATAACATATAACCTGTCTACAAGTAGAAATATGCCACATAGCTTCTCTTATGGGAGTTCTGTATGTCAGTTCGACCATCTGAAAACCATGAGATTTTAATTTATCTATTATAACATCCCAGTCGTTGTTTGTCAACTGTCTCTTCCAAGTTCTTGGAGTTTCAGCGTTAAATGTGGGTCTCCAAAAAACTATTTTATTAGAAACAATATCTAAAAAAGAATCCTCTCGAAAAATCCAATCATTATCAGGAACTTGATCTCCTTCTTTATCAGAATATCTTCCAGACTCAAAATAAAACCTAGTTTTTTCAAAATGTTTTGCAACTTGTCTCTTAGATCCATCAGGCATAAGTTCAGTGTCGTCTTCATACTTCCAAGAACTATATCGGCCATTAGAATTAATTATATGTGATATTTGAACATCTTCCTTTCTATCATAAAACCTATGCATATATTGCATTCTTTCTATAATAGTTTCTGGGTCCTCAAAATGATGAATATGATTCTCACCATGAGACCAATGCATCTGTAAATTTATTGGAATTTTAGTACGCCAAGAATGTAAATGGACACTGTTAAGTGCCCACATAAAATCACCTACGCCCGGAGTTCCTCTCCAAGTAACGAGTTCAGTCATCAGTTTTCCAAATTACTAATGAAATCTCCGAGAGTGTCAATATCCCTATCAGACAAAAAAGATGCCTGTGACCACATTATCATGGACTGTCTTCCCCTCTCTTTTCTGTTTTTATACTCCAGTAAAGCAGTTGTAATGTATTCTTTACTTTGACCAGCGATCTTTGGAAACATTCCCATTCCTTCACCCTTCGTGCCATGACACCCAGCACATCCATTCCACATAGGTGGGGTGAGGTCTTCCACGACTACCGGAGCTTCAATAACGCCTGCTGCGATGAGTCTTTCTTCTTCTATTTTCGCGACCCTAGCAACTTCCCGTCTTTCTAACAATCTTTCATAACACTCATTTATACATGCACTTTGGGGGTTATGACCTCTATGTTTTACGTTATCAAATGCGAAGGAAATAATAAAAGCAGCCGCACAAGAAATTAAAAAAGGAAATAATATATGTGGATTTACATCTTTATGTGACATCTATCAATCCTTATTTTTTAGTACCCATTGCTTCCTTCGCATAGAATGCCGCGACTATAGCAGCAACTGATACAAAGTATGTGGGAGCCATCGAACCCAGTGTCTTTGTCGCTTCATCTAGACCTACAACAGATGCAAGGACAACCGAGAAAGGATATAACAACATTCCATATAGAGAGAACCAAGCCATCTTTCTTTGTGCATCTCGCATCGCATCAGCATCTTCAAGTTCCTTTCTTTTGAACTCCATATGCATTTCTAGTTCGGTCTCTGTTACATGACCGTCACCATTGGTATCAGCCTTTGCGAGAGATCCATCACTATCTACCGTGAGTGTTTTTTCTTTTTCTTTTGTTGCTTTTGCCATTTTAAAAACCTTAATTATATATTAATTTATGTGACTATTTATAATAAAAAAACCCTTCCGAAGAAGGGTAAAACGAACAGGAAACATTTTTATATCAACCACCACCGATATATTCCCCATAGATCAATTGTAGTAAACATAATATTTTGTGTAAGCATGGGACGATCTTTCCAAAAAACATAGATAAAAATTAAGTGTCCGATAAAGAATAAAATATACCCCCATCGACTTATTCCTATCTTGCTACTTAGTAAAATTCCAGCTGTGAAAAATAATATAGTTCCTATCCACTTAAGGATAGATATGTTTTTATCAGTTCTCAGAGACAACAATGTCGTCATAATATAGGGACCTTTCTTCTTCACTTGAAAATAAATTAGACCATATTTTTAATTTATCTAATTTTTGTTGTCTAGAATTTTCTACAGCACTATGAGAAACAACTTCCCATTCTTGTAAAAGTTCAATCATACAAACTAAGTCACCCACTTCTTTAGCGAGTCTACTTATATTGGATTGTTCTTGACCAAACCTTTTAACTTTAGAGGCTTCTTGTATGACTTCCGCACACTCTTCTTGAAGAATAGTCAATAGTTCAGTGGCGGAGTCATTGTGTTTAAGCATTTTTAATCTGCCCATTCCTTATTTGAATTGTTCTCGTCCATTTTATTGTCGTACATAACTTCATTTAACTGCATAGAAGAAGTTGGTTTTACGTCAAAAGAATCGAAAACAACCTTTTGAACCACGGGTGGTTCTGAAGGAGCAGCCGCAGTAAAAAATTCAGCGATTTGTTCAGTTGTTAAAACTTGTTTTTTATACACTTCTCCAGTAACGGGATTCTCCCATCCTCTTGAAGTAGGTACCGCATGTGGACACCAGTTAGGCGCTTTGATAGTCATATTGACTCCTTATTCAGTTATGATCTTATAGATCTCTTTCCAGTTTTGAACACGTGTTGCGTGTCCCTTGTAATTTGCATTGTGCTCATGAGCAACCAATAAACTTTCTAAACCCATCTTAGAACCAACATCACAGTTCTCAGGTTTGTCTTCTATCCAGTAACATCCAGTATCACGATACTCTTCTAAAGCTTCGTCTTTATCAGCACCAGTATCCAAATAAACATACTTCTCGAAGGGTGTTGGACCGAACAATTCAATAAGATTTTTAGTTCTTAAATGTTGTGCATACTGATCGTTACTCAAACTAGTTATTGCATGGAAAACATAACCATGTTGTTCATGCAACTTCTTAACATACTTCATAGCGTCTCTAAGAGGAGGTAATTTACGAATTACCGCACTCTCATTGAACATTCTTACAAGCCTCTTACCTTCTATTTTTTCTATATTGTATCTTTGGTTGATACTGTAAATCTTGTCAGCATTAGGATCTAACTTATATCCGTGACGATCCATCCACTGAGTGAATGCGTAGACCCAATCCAACAAAACACCATCACAGTCTACTAATATTACTTTTTCTTTCATTTATATCTCCATTCAATACAGGTATTATAACCCATTGAACAAGAAATGTCAAGTGTTCTATGGAACTAAAGTTCTTTCCCAAGGCATTACTTTATACTTTCTTTGATGCCAATGACGAGTCATATCTATCTTCCAGTCTCCTCCAGTATAATGACAGAAGTTAGCCTTTTCGAAGAATTCTTCTTCTGTATTATAATGCGGAGAATCGTTCCATTCTTGACCCAAACATTCTAGGTCGAATTCATGTTTTCCAAGTTGTGCGGAAATATAGGGTTGATCGTTCATTATAGACATATGAAAAGATGGTTGAGAATAACACCAATCTTCCCAAGAATCAAACTCCTTTCTCGCACGAAGTCTGGCTTCCTTAGTCCAGATAACCACTCCAGTATTGAGGATTGTCAACTTAGATGGTCTACTGGGAGGTAATGTCGGCAATATAGGACAGTTATGCATATCAAACTTAGAACAGAAGTCATTGTATGTACTTTCTTTATAGTCCCAAGAATTATACCCACCGCCATTTGATGTAACTATATCTGATTCCAATACACCATAGACTTCTGCGCCAACACAACATTCATCAAATATATTTTTTGTTGTGTTCACTACAATATCAGTATCAACAAATAGAACGTTATCATATTTGTCAAACATTGGATCATAAATCACTCGAAGACATTCATAAAGAAGTGATGTCGAACAACCATGTCCTTCAGTGAATACTCTTTTATCCGAGTAGTGATGGTCAGCGCAAATCAAATCTGCATATGCTTCAAAAGATTTCCTAGATATTGATGCGCACTCTTGATAGAGTTCTGATCGGTTTCTTCCTTTGATGTCTCCACGTTGGTCGACAACACCACTTGTTATCATATATTGGAAGATAGCGTTTTTAGACATTCTCTAGTCTCACCATTAATCTTTCTGCTCGATTCGTTACTTGTTTGTGCCAACGAGAATCTCTACCTTCTACAGCAGCTCTTTCCCAGTCACCATCCAGTAATGCAGCAGTCATGTTCTTAAACTTACTGAGACGAGTCCTTCCCATATTGAACATCATATTAACCAGTATCTCTTTGACTTCGTCGGGGAAATCTCCATAAGTCCGCTCTTCGTATAGAGCTTCGCACTCGGAAATCGCGGTGTCCAGATCGGTTTCGAAACATTCCCAGACTCTCTCTTCAGAGATTTCTGTTCCAACATCTTGTCCGTATTCCGGATCATTTTCCGTGACCAAATGCCCCACACCAAAAGTAGGGTAACCAAGATGGTCAAGATAAATTTCATACTTAACGCCTTCATCTATTTTTAACGTCTCAAAGACATTTTCTCTATTCATGTATATATTCCTATATTAAGTGTTGATTGTTGAGTGCTTACCAGCACCCTTCTTGATATTTTTCAGATGGTCATTCCATTCTGAACCGGCCAACTGACGAGCTGTAGTATGTCCAGAAACGAGTTTAGGCGCAGATAATATAACCTGAGTCAGTTCCGGATTATTTTTTTTAAATTCGTCTAAGTCAGAAATCCGAAGAGTCTTTTCAAAGATCTCTCCGGTTTCTTTATTTTTAAAGTTGTAAATTGCCATAATAAAATTCACTGGTCATAAAGTAGATCAATACGACAGGATACGCGAGATCTGATCCTGAAGAGATATGATCACCCCCTATTTAACAGTTGGAACCCTTTGTTGTAGTATAATAATTATCCGTTGTCACATTCGAATTACAATAATAATTGTATGTCGTTTGGGAGAGTGACATGGACGTTCTATGAATTGTTGCAGTTTTATTACTTACTTTATTATTCGACATAGTAGATTCCTTATAGGTCGAGTGGGTTTAAGCTGCTACCTTGGGTTACTTACGGATCAAATCGGGGAATGCCTCCTGTACAAGTTTTTTAGTTAAGAATTTTATTGGTGATTTTTTCTCTATCATAGAGAGAACTAAATCAGCATCTTTAGGATGGATAGACTCTAGTAGTTCTATAAATTTGTTTTCTCTTTTGTAGGCAGGGAGATCAGTGCCAGGCCCACCATTTACAAAAATACCAAACATTTTATGCCCTCTCAATAGAGTGGAGGGAACACTTCTTTCGTTATTCGGGGTGAATGGAGGTTTTCCTTCGGGTAAAAGAAACTCTAAAGAATCGTCAAAAGTTCCTCTTAAAACATCCTTAAGTGCCTGAACATCAGAATATTTACTTAGAACCTCTAATCGAGATTTTTTATTTTTAGATTTACTGAACTCTTCAAGTATCTCAAAAACTTCAGGATTTCTTGTAGTATATGCCATAATTTAATTGCCTCTGTTAATATTATATATACTTTTTATTAGGTTTATCTTTTACTAATCTACGACATTCGTTAAATCTACGAATACTTGTTAAAACACCAAACAATTCATCGTCAGCTTTCTGAGAAAAACTTAACCAAAATATAAGCATTATTCTTAGTATCCAAACGCCTACTTTTCTTGAAACCATTTTGGTACCTCTCGGTTAGACCATTTAGCGAAGTACTTTTTTTCTTCTCGATAGTATTTACGGTAACCTTCAGTAACATTATCATTTTTGCAATATTCGGGCATACATTGTGGCATAACAGTCTCAGGTCCTACCTGATTAATATTCTTAGGGGCGAACCACAACTGACTAGATAGTTTATCATAGGTAGCGTGTATTCTTCCATAACGGTGCGTATATTCTTTAGCGCAAGCTACAAAATGAT